GCCGAACGGGTGCGCATGATGCAGCAGCTGACCAGCCAGGCCGCCGAGCCAGCTGCCTTCCAGACCCAGGGCATGGCGATCGAGGCCCAGATCGCCACCCTGAAAGACGACCTAGCTGAAATGACCAGCATCGCCACCCTGGCGGGCAAGTCTGCCGAGACCATCGGCGGGGCGTTCGGCAATGCGTTCCGCGACCTGATCAGCGGCGCAGCGAGCGCCAGGCAGGTGCTGAGCGGGTTCTTCGAGGACGTGGCCCAAGGATTCGCGCAGATGGCCGCGGAGATCATCGCCAAGCAGATGGCCATGATCGCGCTGCAGACCATCCTGAAGGCTCTGGGTGCGGTGGCTGGGGGTGGTTCGACGTTTGCACCATCAGGCCCGCTGGAAAGCGTTGGCAGCTTCTCACCCTCGCTGAGCTTCGACCCGTCCAACCTGGCCCCCCGCGCCCTCGGCGGCAGCACCGCCAGCGGCCAGCCGTACAAAGTCGGAGAGAACGGCCCCGAGCTGTTCGTGCCCTACCAGGCCGGCAGCATCATCCCGGCTGAGGCCACCGAAGCGCTGGAGGCGATCAACAACGCCAGCCTGCGGGGCCTGTCGGTGCCGTTCCAGGCCACCGCTGCCACCGCTGCCAAGGCCTCCCAGCAGGGCGGCAGCTCCAGCTCCAGCAGCGGCCTGAGCGTGCCGTTCCAGCGCGGCATGGAGGGCCTGAGCGTGCCATTCCAGCGGGGTGGCATGGATGGATCCGCAGCGGCCGGTGGTGGCGCGGCCGGCGGCGATGGCCTTATCCGATTCGAGACTGTGCAGATTGGCGAGCTTGATTTCGTCACCAGGGATGAGGCGCAACGGATCGGCCGCGAGTCTGCCAAGCAAGGCGCCGCACTGGCCCAGAAACGCATCACCAACAACCCCACCGCCAGGCGGCAGGCAGGGCTGAGCTGATGGAGCTCTGCAACTTCCTGCGGTTCAAGCGCCGGGATGGCACCTATACCACCTGGCTGGCCCAGAACTACTTCATCGGCCAGACCATCGCGCACAACGGCCAGAGTTACCCCTACCTGCCGGTGGCGGTGGCCACCAACTCCAGCACCCGAGGCGGTGATCGATCCGAGGCGGTGATCGCTGCGGCGACCTCAGCTCTGACGCTGAACGTGTTTGCCGAGGCCAGCCAGCAGGAGTGGTTGCTGGAGGTGCGGTCCGTCAAGGTCAACCGGGCTGACCAGAGCCTCGGCGTCTTGCTCACCACGGAATACTGGGCGGCGCAGCAGCTGCAGCACGACACCAGCGAGCCGATCGCCAAGCTCCAGCTGGCCAGCCCGCTCGATGCCGTCAAGGCGCCCGGCGGCAGGGTGCTGTCTCAGGTGCTGGTGGGGGCGCTGCCCACCAGCGGGAATCTGACGCTGCAATGACCGCAGACTGGCCCGCCTGGGTAAGCGCCCGCCTGCCGCATGTGATTGGCGCCGACCCTGACGACGGCAAGGGTATCTGCTGCCTGGTGATGGCCGCCAAGGTCCGCCGATCCGCTGGCCTGGCCATGCCCGATCTGGACCCGCAGTGGTTCGTCATGGCCGCCACCGGGCAATGGGAGCAGCTGCAGCGGGAATGGAGGCGCCTGATGGTCCCCCACAGACTGGAGCAGTACGCGCTGGCGCTCCACCGCCAGCCCCTGGGTCTCGGTGTTGGCGTGGTGGTGGATGACGGCCTGCTGATCGTGCATCACCGCCGTGGGGCGCAGTGGCTGCCGCTGGAGGTCGCCGGCCAGCTCATGCCCCTCGAATACTGGAGGCCCCGGGATGCTGCCATCTGATCGCTATCTGGCCGAGCTGCTGGGCCTGAGCGATGAGCAGTACGAGTTCTGGCGCGATGAGGTCCGCAAGCGTGCAGCGGAGGCGCCCAAGCCTGCGGTAACGGCTGGCATCGAGTTCACCGCAGCGCAGATCGTGGTGCTGGTGCTGACTGCGGTGAGCATCGGCGTACAGCTGATCGGCGTGCTGCTGGCCCCTGGCGCCCCCCGCAACCGCCGCGGCGCAGAGCTGGGCCAACGGCAGCTGCAGGGCCGCAACCAAACCAGCATCCAATCCCTGGCGCCCCGTGGCGGGTTCGATGCGGTCCAGGACGTGGCGGCGATCGGTGAGGCGATCCCCGTGGTCTACGCACACCGCGAGACCATCGACGGCGTGGCCTATGGCGGTGTGCGGGTGAACGCCACCCTGCTGTGGTCGCAAATCTGGAGCCTGGGCGGCAGTCAGATGGTGCGTGCCGTTTTCATGCTCGGTGAGGGCCGGCTGGCGGGAATCGACCCCAACGGGTTCGCCATCGGTGACAGCACCATCGGCGCCTACGACCTGGGCAGCAGCGGCGCCAACAGCAGCAGCGCCCGCATCACGATCTACCATCGCCCGGACGGCGGCCGGATCCGCTCGGCTGATCGCATCGCCGGCCGCACTGCTGCGAACGACATCGGCAACGCAGAGAACGACGGCGGCGCAGACGTGTTCATGGCCCGAGGGCTGGGCAACACCTATCAGGCGGTCTTCAGCGCCACCAGCAAGCCCAGCACCTCCACCACGTTTGGCGTTTACGGCCTGATCGGCAACAACCTGGGATTCAAGCTCAATCCGCAACTCCGGCCGCAGTTCACCGCCCGGCTGCGGCCCATCGGCAGCAGTGGCAACGCGATCGTTGCCTGCGACATTGATCAGTCCGTGGTGGTGCAGCGGGCGAAGGAATCAGCGTTCTACTCAACCCGCTCCGGCGTAATCTCCGGGTCGTTCGGCCTAGGTGATTCGTTCACCTATCGGCTCGACCGCAGCAGCGACTATCTGACCACGTTCCAGAGCACGCAGGGTGGCGCCACCTGGACCTCTGCGGTGGTGCTGCAGTCAGCCCCGAAAATCTACGAGGAAGACACCGAGGATCGGATCACCGGGTTTGATTTCGCGGCTCGCATGACGGTGAGCAGCGTGACACTTGGCACTGATCAGGTAGAGGTGACGGCCACCTTCGACGTGGACTCAGTGCGGACCCTGCTGATCAACGAGGATGCCGCCGCCGGCCAGTACCTGGTGGAGTACCTGATCGAGGTGGACAACGGCCTGACAGGACAGAGCCGCCAGACGATCCAATCCAGGTTCAACGTCACGATCACGGTCCAGAAAAAAGGCACCGATCAATACACCTTTGAAGGCGACGTAGATGAAGACTCCGGCCCGGTGAACGCCCTCACCAGCCCGCGGCGGCTGCAAGCGCTGATCGTGTTCCCGATCGAGGGGCTTGACGCAGCACAGGAAACCGCTGCCGACGTGGCCAGCACCGTCGCCGGCCGGCAGAAGGCCTGGGACGATGCAATCGTGGTAGGCGATCTCTACAAGATCGGCTCAGCCCTGGCGATCTGCTCCGGCCGCAGCCCCAGCGATCGGATCTTCGTCAGCGATTCTGAGGACGGCGCGGGCGGCACCGGGCAGACGATCAATGCCACCTTCAGCGTGGTGCGGGCCGGCACTGCGGCCACGGTGAGCACCGGCACGATCACGGCAGCTGGGACCACCAACACAACCCGACAGACGGCCACCACGGCGCCCCACCTGCTGCGGTGTGCGCTGGGCCACGTGAGCACCACCAACGAGTGCCGGATCATTGAGGCCGGGATTCGTAGCACGCTCGGGATCCGAATCGGTGGGCTGTGCAACTTCCGCGACTCGCTGACGCTGGCCGAGATTGACGGCAGAGCCTGCCTGTTCCGCGAAAACGACAAGATCAAGCGCGGTCAACGGATTAACGTTGACCAGTATCAGAGCGGTGTGATCAGCACTTCAGAGGAGCGCTATTCGTTCTTCCGGGTGTCGTTCCGCGAGTTCGGCGATGGTGCGTTCACCCAGCTGGCGCCGTGCTTCGGGATCCGCTCCGGCAGCGATCAGCCGACCTTCAACTACCTGCGGCTGGAGATGCCATCGCTCAAGCGGTGGGAGCTGCGGTTCGAGCCCCTGACCGGCTGGGAGATCCGCAGCGGCACGGCCACCGGCGACCTAGTGATCCTCGACGCCAAGCTCTCCGGCGCAGTCAGCGGCACCAGTGGCGGCGTCACCTGGCGGAGCAGCGGGGAGGCGGTGAGCCGCACCCGGCCACAGTTCACCATCACCACCACCCGACGAGATCCGTCGATCGGGATCCCGCGGCCGGATGACAACAACTACCTCGACGCCTGGGGGAAGCTCGCCGAGGCCTTCGTCTACGAAGAGGCCCAGACCACGGCGGCCAACGGGCCAGAGCATGAGATCGTCTACATCAACGAAATCCGCGAGAACGAGACCGCGCCCCAGTACACCGGCATCAGCCTGCTGGGCGTGAATGCCCGTTCGGCGTTCGAGTGGCGGCAGTTCAGCCAGCTGAGCGGGTACGTCACCGGCGGCACCGAGGTGCGGCGGCTGCTCAACAGCCTCACCACCGGCCCCTCGCACCTGCTGCCAGACCTGGCGCTGGACCGGCTGACCAACGCGAAGTACAAGCCCAGGCCCATCCCAGACGACCTGATCAACCTGGTGAACTTCCAAGCGGCAGCGCAGTGGTGCCGCGATCGGCGGTACTTCTTCGACGGTGGCGTGATCATCGATCAGGAGTCGCCGCGGCAGTGGATCGCCGACACGGCCGGTGCCATGTTGCTCGATTTCCGCGAGGTGGGCGGGCGCTACGACCTGGTGCCGTTCATCACCTTCGGCGCAGTCACCCACAAGGCCCTGTTTACCGCCGGCAACATCGCTGAGGGCAGCTTCCAGTTTGAGTCCATCGCGCCTGATGACCGCCAGCCGGCGCGGATCAGCGTGAAGTGGCGCCAGGAGCGCAGCTCCACCAACCCAACCAACCCCGGCCTGTTCCCCGAGGAACGCGAGGTGCTGGTACGCGAGGCGGCGCCCCACGGCAGCGACACCCTGCCGATGGAGTCGATCAACCTGTCGGACTTCTGCACCAACCGCAGCCACGCCATCGACGTGGCGAAGTTTGCCCTGAGGATGCGGAGGTTCAGGGACCACACGATCAGATTCACAACCACCTACGACGGAATGGAGGGCATCACCACCGGCGTGGGCCCTGGCGATCTGATCCGGGTGGCGATGGATGCGACGGTCTACGACCAGTTCAACAACGGCATCGTGCTGGGGAATGGCACGGTGGTGAGCACCCAGCCCCTGGCCAACGGGACCTACGACGTGGTGAGCTGGGGCGGCGGCGGGGCGGTGAATGACGCCGGCACCCTGACGGTCACCAACGGGCAGGGATCGCCAGCCGGGATCATGTTCACCGTGAAGCAGACCAGCACGCAGGTGCGCACCTATCAGATCAGCCGGATCACCCCGACCGAGGATGGCGTCTATGAGATCGAAGCGGTGCACATGCCGATCAACAATGCGGGCGTCCTGTTGGTGGCGGCAGACTGGGATACAGCAGGCGCGTGGGTGATCCAATGACGGTTCAATTCCCCGAGATCCAACCCACCGGCCACGAGTTTGGCGAGCCGGACTTCCCCGTGACCGAGATGCGCTCACAGTCCGGCGTGCGGTCGGTGCGTCAGTGGGGCGACCGCGCCAGCGATGCGCCGATGACCCTGGAGTTCGCCAACATCACCCAGGCGGCCTATGCGCTGATCAAAGCGGCGCACACGGCAGCACGGGGCAAGGTGTTCGACGTGACGTTCCCTGCGATCGTTGGCAAGAATCTCACCGACGTGGACCTGTTCAACCCCGGCCCTGGCCTGAAGTGGTATTGGGCCAGCCCACCTGAGGGCAGCCGTATGCAGGGCGGCCGGCGGATCACCTGCCGGTGCACATTCAGAGCGGAACTTAGACTGTAGGCAAAGGTCGAGGCCTCCCAATGACTGTCGCCAACGCAACGCACGGTGAGGTGCGATTCCAGGGCCAGAAGGTGGCCAAGATTCGCAGCATCAGCATGGAAACCCAGCGGCAGACGTTGGAGACGACCGGCGTCGGCGAGCTGGACGATACCTTCAGCTACGGCAAACGCACCACCAGCGGATCGGCCACGCTGCTCTACAAATCCGACGATCAGGCCACGGTGAACCTGATGAATCGGATCTTCGATGATGGTGAGACGCCTGATGATCTGGTAATGACGATCTACAAGGGCGGCAGCAAGTCCATCTCTGGCCCGGCGCTGATCAATTCGCAAGGCATCGCCACCAGCGTGGGCGACAACACCCAGGTGAGCATCTCGTTCGTGATCAGCGGCAAGCCCAGCAAGGCGTTCTGATGGCTGTCGAAGGCCGCAAGGGGATAGTTGAACTGAGCCGGGAATGGCCGGCGCCCACAGTGCTGGCGGATCAGCGGCTGCAGCGCGGCACATCACCATCGCTGGACCTGACCGATCTGGCGTTCCAGTCGGGCGATGAGGTGCTGCTGGTGAGCCTGCGCGGCGTGCCGCTCGGGATCGGCATCAACGGCGCGGCGCCCTGCCCCGATGGCCATGCGTTCTGGACTGGTGGCGAGACTGCCGTAGGGCCCGCCCTGGCAGCACGGACGGCGGGTGGCGGGTTCTGGAGTGCCAACCCATCGGCGCGGTTCTGGGAGTCGGCGCAGACGGTCGGGTTTCAGCAGGCCGCGACGGCCTACATCCACCGCGATGAGATGGACG